AAACTTAGTAAGGATAATGATAAAGCTGCTAACCAGTATGCGAAGCAGACTGTAGGTAAGGGCGAAGAAGATATATCGGTTAGTGATCAGCATATGTTCTATGATGGTCCTGGTTTTGATGTTAAGACTTCTAACATTACTTTTAATCAATATTTTGCCGATAAGAAAGCAAGAATAGGAAAATATAGAGAAATGGCTGGATATCCCGAAATTTCCAATGCTATTGATATTCTTGTTGATGAATGTATAGCGAAATCACCGAAAGGCGACGCGTTCTCATTTGAGTTTTTAAAAACAAATGACATGACCAGGGCTCAAATACGGGATATAAAACAAACCTGGGATCTCACTGTAAAAACTCTACTTAATTTTGATGAAGTGGGTTGGGAACTGTTTTATAAGTGGGTTGTTGATGGAGAACTGTATTTAGAAGTTGTTCTTGATAAAAAAGGGACTGATGTTATAGGTTTAAAGCCTCTTCCTTCATATACTATGGTTCCTATTTATGACAACGGTACGATAATAAAGTATATGCAAATAGAAGACGGAATGGACCCAGTTCCTTTTGAGAAAAATCAGATTCTTTATATATCTTATGGAAAATATGGTTTTAACAAGCAGGATGTTCGTGGGTATCTTGATAATACGGTTCGCATCTATAATCAGCTTAAAACGCTTGAAGACGCTATTCTTATTTATCGTTTAATTCGTGCCCCGGAACGAAGAGTTTGGAATATTGAAGTTGGCCAAGCTCCATCCGGCAAGGCTGACGAATTGGTTAAACAGGTGATGAACCGCTATAAAAAACGCCTCAATTATAATTCTGAAACTGGAATGATTGATTCCGCAAATAATTTTCAAGCATTAACCGAAGACTTCTGGTTTGCCAGAAGAGACGGCGCGGGCTCTACAGTTGATGTCATGCAAGGCGGCCAGCAGCTCGGTGAAATCGAAGACGTAAATTACTTTCTAAGAAAAATGTATAAGTCTTTAAAACTTCCTCAGACACGTTGGGGCGAGCCGCTCGGGGCTAGTGGAACTACATATACGAATACGAAGGATATTGAACGCGAAGAACTTAATTATGTAAAATTCGCCGAAAGATTGCAAATGCGTTTTAAACGTTTGCCTGAAAATCTATTCATATTCCTTCTTCAGTTGAAAGGATATGATGAAAAGTTCTTAGATCGTAAGCGTTATAGGATTGTTATGCAAATGAATAATCATTTCAGACAATATAGAGAAAACGAACTTATTAGAGAAAAACTTGATATGATTAATACTTATGCTGATCTTGTATTAAGAAAAGATAATCCAAATGGAGTTATATCCCAAGAATTCTTTTTGGATTATATCGTTAATCTTCCAGGAAACTTAAATGAAATTAACAAGCAAATGGTTTCTAGTGAAAGAGAACATATTGACGATGAAGGCGGTTTTGAATTGCCTCCGGACTAGTAGTGCGAAACATATTAAAGGAGATATATATGAAGACTAAGTTAATCAATGAAGAAGAGAATATTCAGACTACAACTGGCAATTCCTCTAATACAGAAAATTGCCCTGCTGCTAATGGTACAGACGACCATATAAACCCGAATGAAAACTCCAATATTAATCCAATGGAAGAAAATTCTATTGATGATATGCTAGTCGGCAGAATTTATAAAAATCAATTGTCTCAGACTCGTGATGATATTGACAAAATTATTGCCCATAAAATTAATAAAAGAATTGAAACCGCTAAGGAAGAATTCATTCAAGGTTTAAAATCCGCAAAGGGAAAGTAACTGGAATAATCTATATAATATAGCGAAGGACAGTAGAGTCGACACTATTTTCTGAAACTTTGTTTAGTAAGGATTACTTCACAGAATAAAGAATAAGAATTTTAAAAATTATAAAATCGTGGAGGAAACATGAAACTTATTACGGAAGTAGTTGAGGATTCTTTATTAGAATTTGTTAATGAGTCTGTTGGCGATAAAAAGAGTTGGAAAATAAGAGGGCCGTTCCTTCAATCAGAAGACAAAAATAGGAATGGACGAATTTACCCAAAACAACTTATAGAAAGAGAAGTTAAACGTTATAAGAAAGAATTCGTTGACACCCATCGTAGTCTTGGCGAATTAGATCATCCACCAACACCGTCTCTTAACTTAGATCGTGTTTCACATCTTATAGAAGATCTGTATATGGACGGCAACCTAGCAATTGGCACTGCTAAGATTTTAGATACCCCTATGGGCAGAATTGCTACGTCACTTCTTGAAGCTGGCGTTAAACTTGGTGTAAGTTCCCGTGGTGTTGGCACGCTTAAAGGTAATAGAGTTGCGGAAGATTTCAATTTATTGCATATTGACATTGTAGGTGATCCTTCAGCCCAACTGGCGTTCGTTGATGGTATCTTAGAAAATAAAGAGTTCATTATTAAAGATTCTGAAATCATTGAATCTGCATACGGCGAGTTAGAAATGAAACTTAACAAAAACAGTTCAAAGGCAGTTCTTGGAGATCTTAGAACTTTTTTAAAATCGATTACCGATTAGGAGTTTATAATGTCATTTGAAACATACTTAAAGAAAAAGAAACCGGCCGCGACGAGTATTGTAGAAACAAACAGCGATGGAGAGACTGGAATGATTGAGAAGAAACTAGATATTTTAATAGAAGAAATTCGCGGATTAAGATCTGACATAAAGAATAAGATGACAATAAAGACAGAAAGTTATAAGTCAGAACAACCTTCGGTCAATATACAAAAGAACGCTTGTTTAGAACCGGTAGTGTTAAAACCAATGGTGAATGAAATGGATCTTAGTAGAATAGGACAAATATAGGAGAAAAAAACATGGAATTTAAAGAGTGGCTACATGAAACTCGTCAACAGAATCCTGAAAAATATCTTAGTGATATAAAATTCGCTAATCCTGACAATAAAGAATTGCATATTCATATTGATAATGCTATTAGTTTTGTAAAGGAAAACGGATTTATTCTAAAAGAACATGAAACTAAGATAAAACACATGTTGTGTAAGTGATGCAAAAAAATTGTTGCTTTGAATAATATATATAAAAGTAACTGATAAACCTAATAAGGAGGAGTCCTAATGAAAATTTTTGAACAACTTAAAGGTGTTCTTTCTCCTGAAGATCTAGCTTCTTTTAAAGAAGAAGTTGAAACTGCTATTAAGAGCCAGGTTTCTGAAAAAACTGCTAGAGAAATGAAAATCCTTGAAGATAAAGCCGAGGAATATGTTAACCTTAAACTTGAAGCAAAAGTTTCCGAGCTTGAAGTAAAGGCGGAACAATATTCATCAATCAAGATTGATGAAGCAAAGGCTGAATTAGTAAAGGAATATGACGAGAGACTTGAAGAACTTGAGTCAACCGTTGTAGAGTCTCTGGATCGTTTTTTAGACCATGAAATCTCTGATAGAATTTCGCCCGATCTTCTTGAAGATGTTGCAATTCATAAATCCTTGCTTCCATTGGCGGAAGGATTGAAAGGTCTTCTGGAACAACACTATATCGCAGCTGATACTGATGGTTCAGCTCAGGTAGCTAAGTTGAAGGAAGAAAAGAAATCACTGGAAGAAAAACTTTCAGCTGAAATCGCTGAAAAGATTGAACTGTCTTCTCTAGCTGAAAAGGCGGCGGCCGATTTGTTAGTAAGAGAAAAGACTGAAGATCTCTCGATCGGTGAAGTAAAAAAAGTTGTGTCATTTTTTGAAGGAAAGTCGTTTGACGAAATTTCTAAGAAGATTGATGGCTACATTAAACTTCTGGAAGAAGATACCGAAACAACTAAAACATATACTAGATTGGACGAAGCTTCCGATGACAAAGGCATTAAGGAAAAAGAGCCCGCTGTTTCCGATGCTGCAAACGATCTATTAACACTAGCGAATGGGTTTATGTAAAAAATAAACTTACTTAAATAATAGATATATAAACTAAGATTATTTTAGGAGGACATACATGTCAGTAAAACTCGTAGAAGAATGGAGAAAGGCACCAGGAAGCCTTAACGTTAGTCCCATTACAGACCCATACATCCAAGAAAACATGGCCCGTCTTTTGCAGAACCAGAAAGACAAAAATCTTTCTCAGGAACTGTTTCAAGAAGCTGGCCAATTTGCAACTGGCCTCAGCGGTTCAGGAGCTAATAACCCAGTTCCTGCGTCTGGTTCTGGTTATGGTGTGTTTGGCCCTGTATCTATGGCACTGGTACGTAGAACGTTTCCCGCATTTCTTGCAAATAAAGTCGTTGGCGTTCAACCAATGAACTCCCCAATTAGTCTCGCTTATGCGATTCGTTATATGTATCGTTTAACCGACGGTACTGTTGCACATGAAGCTGGTTGGGATAAAATTCCTGAATATTCAGGTTTTACTGGTTCGACTTCTGGAAGTTCTGCTACTGCCGACTCCGGAACTGGTGTAAGTTCTAATGTTGCAGAAAATTGGTTAATTAAGCCTACTGGAGAGTATCCTCAGCTAACCTTCCGTATTGACCGCCAAGCTATCGAAGCCAAAACACGTAAGCTAGCAACATCATTCTCTTTGGAAGCTGCTATGGACGTTAAGGCAATGCATGACATTGAGATTGAACGTGAACTTATTAACATGATTCAATACGAACTCATTGCCGAACAGGACCGCGAGCTCCTAGCTTATATGAAGACTGCTGCCGTCCGTACAACTAATGCATTTACTAATGTGGAATATGGTGGCGAAGCCGCTTTAACTTTCGACGTTGCTAAATCCGATGGACGTTGGTCTCAAGAGAAATTCTCAACCATTATTAACATTATCGTTGACCGCGCTAATGAAATTGCTCGTAAGACTCGTCGTGGAGCTGGTAACTTTGTGATTGTTTCTCCTCGCGTTGCTACCGCTCTGCAGGCTGCACAGAGTTCATTTACAAGAAATACTGCGATGATTGACGCGACTACTATTTTCCCAGAAGTTGGCACTATTAACGGAACAATCAAGGTTTATAGGGATAACTACGCCGTATCTGACTATGCACTAGTTGGGTACAAAGGTCCTGGTATTTCTGATTCTGGGATCATCTATTCTCCTTATGTAACAGGCCTTGTTAATAGAGCAATTGCCCAGGAAGACTTCAGTCCACGTTTAGGGGTTATGAGTAGATATGCAATTACCGATAGTCTACTTGGTTCTGGACGTTATTATCGTTTAATTAACTTCACTAATGTTGACGCGCTTCTTAATGGTACACTTGCTTCCGTTACTTATACTTCTGCCGTATAAGTATATACATAAAAGTATATGATAATTGTATTTTAATATACTTATCGTATACTATATTTTAATATAACAGGGATTTTCGGATTCCTGTTATATTTTTATATGAAAAATTGAATTTGATATGACACCAAATCTTGGGGTAAGATTATGATAATATGTAAAATTTGTGACAGAGAATTTAAAAATAATATAGCTTTATATTCTCATATAACGAGGTGTCATAGTGCTGTGACTACCGTAAAAGAATATTATGACAGATATTTAAAAGTAGATTTAAAAGAAGGCCAATGTAAAACATGTGGAAAACCTACAAAATTTTTAAAACCGTCACAAGGATATAGAACTTATTGTTCTGTTAAGTGTTCAACTAATAGTACTGATGTTATCAACAAAGCTAAAGCTACTTACAAACATAGAACTGGATATGAACATAATTCATTGAATCCTGAAAATGAGAAAAAAAGAAAAGAAACGTGTTTACGAAAATATGGTGTTGATAATTATTTTAAGGACAAAGATTTTATTAAAAATAATTCTTATCATCTTAAAGAAAATGCTGATATTATAAACAAAACAAGAAAAGAAACATGTTTACAAAAATACGGTGTTGATAATGTTAGCAAAAGTGATAGCGTTAAAAATAAAATGAAACAGACTTTTATTAATAAGTATGGTGTGGATAACCCGTTAAAGGTTAATGAAATATCGGCTAGGGTTAGTAAAAGTATTGATTATGATGACCCATTAAGATTAAAAAAAATTAAAGAAGCGCGTCAACATTTAAAATTTAAAGAATATAAAAGTAAATGTGATAGTATAGGTTATAAATTAATTTCTTTAGATGCTGGTGGTATTATTATCTGTAAGTGTGATAAAGGACATGAATTCAATCAGCAACAACAATTATTTCGTTTAAGAATGAAAAAAGGTTTAGCCCCTTGTACTGTTTGTAAACCACTTTATGAGATGGATACCAGAAGTCAAGCTGAAACTGAAATTTGTAATTTCATTAAATCCTTTACTAATGAGTACGTAAAAATAAACGACCGTACACTATTGAAAGATAGGGAACTCGATATTTATATGCCTAATAAGAAAATTGCCATAGAGTTTAACGGACTATATTGGCACTCGGAAGTGCATAAATGTATTTCGTATCACTTAGATAAAACTGAATCTGTAGAGTCATTGGGATTTCAGTTAATTCATATTTATGAAGACGATTGGAATTATAAACAAAATATTGTCAAATCAAGATTAAAATCCGTATTGGGTTTTAATGAAATTATATATGCCAGAAAATGCAAAATAAAAAAGGTATCATACGAATGTAGTAAATTTTTTTTGGAAGGCAATCATATACAGGGGCATTCAGTGTCAAGTTCGAGGTATGGCTTATATTACAATGAAGAATTGGTAGCTTTGATGACTCTCGGTAATTCGCGATTTGAGAAGAATAAAATTGAACTACATAGATATTGTTCTAAGTTAGATACGAATGTTGCTGGTGGTGCTGGTAAGTTATTTAAATATGCTCTTAAAGAAAATCCTGAATGGAATGAAATAATTTCATATGCAGATAGATCGTGGTCAATAGGAAATCTATATAAAAACTTGGGTTTTTATTTAGAAAAGAAAACTCCTCCCAATTACAGTTATGTAATTGATGGATTAAGAATTAACAGAATGAAATTCCAAAAATCCAAACTTGTTTCTCTCGGTTATGATAAAAATAAAACTGAGGTTAGCATTATGCATGGACGTGAATACTACAGAATTTATGATTCTGGAAATTTAAAATATGTATATGTAAGATAATACATATTTTAAACTATAAACATATTTAACTGTATTCGTGAGAGAAATCCTCTTGGTCTTTAGCTCAGGGTAGTTCACTTATCAGTTTAAATAATGTTTCTTTCTTTCTGTATAAATATTATACAAGAATTAAATACGAAATATTAACCTGAGGTAAATATGTGCGTTGTAGCTGCAAAGTATCTTAAAGATTACGGCTGGGTTGGCGCTAAGAATAGAGACAGAAATTATAAGCCGGAACTAATGTTTAAACAATCGTTTAAATATGGAGTTGAGTCATTATATCTTATGGATAAGATTACATACTATTCTGAAGGTATTAATGAATATGGATTAGTGATAATGAACGCCGCCACTTCAGTAAAGAATGACGAATCAGAAGCGGCCGCCGCCCGACGGCATGCAAAAAAGGAAGCTAAAACAACTGGAACATATAGGGCTCCCGATGGAATTAAAATTCGTAAAGCATTAAAGTTATCAAGCGCAAAAGACGCGGCCGAATATCTTGCATCGGTTGATCTTAGAGGTAATACTTTATGCTTTACTGCTGATGAATGTTATTTATTGGAATGTGGACCAAATGCGGAACAACTTCTAGCACAAAAGAAACTCGCGTCCGAGATTGATGATTATGAATGGGAAAAAATGGATTCTGAATACAGAATTAAAAATATATTAAAGAATGAAGATGTCATTAGAACAAATCATGGTCATTTTTTACCATGGGCAGGATATCAAAAAGACCCGGATAATGAAAAAATGAATTTGTCTCGTGAGTCTTCTGTAAAGCGTTTTGAATATGCTAAAAAGAATCTAAAAAAAGCTGAGACTCCCATGGAGGTTCTTGAAGCATTATCTAAAATTGAAGACACGGATTCTCAACATAATCCATTGAGACTGGGCGATTATACAAAGAAGACAGTATTGAAGACAACTGGACAAATGTTGTTTATCCCAAAGAAAAGGGAATTTATTTATCGACCTATTTGGGGTAATATTGACATTGGGAACATTAACAAACTTAATTCACAAAAGTCTAAGACATATCTAAATATCGTTCCGTATAATACGAATGAGTCAATTGTATTAGATGCACTTAGATTTATGTGAGGAGATTAGGAAATGGCCTGTAACAGAATGAACGACTTAGTTTCGGCTAGAAACTATATAAAGCGTAAATTGGGATATCCTGTTGTTTGTGTTGAAGTCGCGGATGAACAACTTGATGATATCATAAATGATAGCATTCAAGACGCTCAACGATATCTTTATGGTGAAGGTGTTTATAGAGATTGGATGGTGTTGACATTAACTTCAGGAACTTCTTCTTATCAGTTGCCATGCGAAATATCTGACGTTATTGATTTTGAATATCAATCTTACATGGATGGGATAAATGTATTACATTCACCGCAACATATGTTATTATATAATGACTGGGTGAATAATGGAAACTATCCAGGCGGAGCAGGAAACGCCGGCCAAGGATCGAATGCGCCTATGCTTATGGGTTATGATATTTCTATGACTTATCTACAGGAAGTCATAAATCAGTTTAAAGTAGTTTACAATGTTCATTATCATGATCCTTCTAGAACATTAAGGGTAGTTCCGACTCCAAAGAATAATGTGATCGGAATGATTAGAGTTTGGAAAAGATCTGATATACAATATATGTATGATCATCCTATTGTAAAGAAACTTATGGTTGCTAGAGCCATGATGCAATGGGGAAATAACATCGGTAAATATACAGTAAACATGCCTGGAGGCGGTTCTGTTAATGGCGATATAATATATTCACGCGGTGAAATACAGGAAGAAAAGGCTTTAGAATTACTAAAGAGTGAAGGACAGTTTCCACAATTTTATTGCGGTTAGTTTATCCTATGTAAAATTGTGTCTCTTTAATGATCTATATAATAATTATATAGAGGGGAAATTAATACTCCGGATGGCTATATTGAACACCATCATATTATACCAAGATGTATGAATGGTTTTAATGATAAAGAAAATCTTGTTTCATTGACTGCTCGTGAACATTGTATGGTTCACAAACTTTTATGGAAAACATATAAAACTAAAAATCTTTTTGATGCATATTTTATGATGGCTCATACCAGAAAAGGAAAACGAGATTTTGAATTAACTTTCAGAGAATATGAAATCTTGAAAGTAGAATCGTCGATAATTCAGAAAAAATATTACGAAGATAATCCTGAATGCGCAAAAGAAATAAGTAAAAAATTAAAAAAATTATATGAAGAAAACCCTTATCTAAGATTGTTGGCTTCGCTGAGACAAAAGAAAATAATGTCTGATAAAGAACTCCGTAAACAAATATCCCAAAAAAGTTAAAAAAATATGGACTGTTAAGACGCACCGAAGAAACAAAATCAAAAAAAAACATTAGCAAGATTTAATGACTGGCCGACAATAAATATAGAAAACATATGATTATGTTACGAAATTCTCCGAAAGCAATAGAAGACAACAGACGGAGAAATATTGAACTTTGGCAGAATGATGAATATAAACAAAAAATGAAAAAACTCAGAAATTCTCCTGAATATAAATAAAAAGTTAAAGATTCCAAAGAATTTTCAAAAAAGATAATTATATATGAAGGGCGCGAATATATTGCAAAAGATCTTAGGAGTAAGTTAAATATTTCATACAAAGAATTGAGAACTATTTTAGAGGTAAACTAATGAAATTTGGAGATTATATTTTGAAAGAAACTTATAATAGCGCAAGCGAAACACAAAAACATATAGATAATGTTATTCGCAAAGTAAATGAATTTTCTGAGGCAATGATTTCGCAATCATCTAAACATGATTTAAGTAAACTTGAAGACCCAGAAAAGAAAATATTTGATGAATTCACACCTAAGTTAAAAGATTCAACTTATGGTTCAGATGAATATAATTCGTTTCTTGTAAATATGAAACCGGCTCTTGATCATCACTATGCAAATAATAGACATCATCCT